TATAATATAGAGAAACCGTGTAATCCTAAAGAAGTTGTCGAAGAAATCCTCAAAACGGGACTCGCTGGTGTTGCAAATGGTCGTGCTGAGTTTGGTCCTAGGGCTCTTGGTAATAGAAGTCTATTGGCGGATCCGAGAAAAATGGAAAACAAGAGAAGAGTAAATGATATTAAGAAAAGACAAAGATTTAGACCATTTGCACCAGCAATACTAGAAGAGCATGCAGTAGATTACTTTGATATGCCTAGGCAGTCAAGGCACATGTCTTATGTGTACTCTGCAAAGCGTGGTAGTGCCATTCCAGCATGCATACATGTCGATAACACTGCAAGAGTCCAAACTGTCCCTAAGATCTCTTCTAGCGTCATTAGACCCATACTGGAGTGCTGGTACGAAAGAACAGGGTGTCCTGTCCTCTTAAATACGTCATTAAATATTCGTGGCATGCCCATGGTAAATACAATAGATGATGCTGTAGCATTTTCTACAAAATACGATGTAAGGGTATTCTAGTATGTGGATAGATGAGAACCCAAATAAAATATGGACTCAGGAAGAGTATGAATCTATAAAAGATAGTAAGGTTATGTGTAACCTACCATTTCAGCAGTTGAGGAATGGTACTGGAATAAATTATCAACCATGTTGTTGGGCTAGGACTATGACTCCATATGGTCCTCAGAACAAAGATCCTTTTGAGCATTTCAAAGGGGAAGAGTTTACTGAATTGCGAAAAGATATGTTATTGGGTAAGAAGACTCCTAGATTAAAGCATTCTTGCGATTTATGTTGGAAGGATGAGAAAGAAAGTGGGTGGTCGCCAAGAATGAATAACCCACTTAATATAGATTGTTTGCAAAACTTTGATAAGAACGGAAATATGGTTGAAACAGACCATAGGTTTATTAAGTTAGAATTAAATGCGTTTGGTAACTACTGCAATCTTCAATGTTATGAGTGTCAGGTAGAAAACTCCAGTGGTAGAGAACAAGCAGTAAAACAACTTGGTGAAATAGATCCAAAATGGTTAGGATTGCTAAAACGCTATTCATTTGTTAATAGGGATGTTAAAAAAGTAAATCCAGATCAATGGCGTTCATTTAAAAAGGATATTATCAAGCATGCGAAGAATATTAGGGTTATAGTTTTCTGTGGGGGAGAACCCATGATGATGAAGTCGCATTTTGAACTTTTAGATGAGTTAATAGAATCAGGTGAAGCAAAAGGTATTGAATTAGGGTATGTTTCAAATATGACACATACTACTCTTAAGAAGATGAAGAAGTATATTGACGCTTTTAGATGGATTGAGATGCAATGGTCTGTAGATGGTTTAACTGAACGTAACCATTGGTTGAGATATCCTACAAATTGGGATACTACTATCAAAAACGTATTTGCAATGCGAGACTATCTCCATTACTCTAATCCAAATTGGAAACTAGGTAATTTTAAATGCACTATAACACCTAGCATCCTTGGTATATTAGATTTACATAATACGGTAAAGTGGATGAAAGATAATGATATATTTGGTGAAGACAATGTACTTTTAAATAGAATTGAGAATCCTACATTTTGTCAAACTCGACATTTACCAGATGAAATAAAAGAACAGATAGGAGATAATGTAAAAAGCGTAGCGGAGCATATATACCATGATATGATGCAACCACGAAATGAACAACAGTGGAAATTTGCATTAGAATATTTTGATAAGACTGACCAAATACGTGGAGACACGAATTGGAAGGAAACATTCCCCGAATTAGCAAAGTATGCTTTGGAGTACCCACTATCTTGATTTTAAGTTCAAGGATAAGAGTATCCCCAAGTCAACTTGGGAGATAGTATATGATTGTCTAATGGAAATGGCAATTGATTACCCTGACGATAAAACTGAGGAAGATATAATTAAAGAGTTAGCAGAGTATTACAAGATTGAAGTTATACGTTGGGAATTGAAACCAACTCCACAACAAGATTTTTCATATTTTGTGCTGCCTGAAGATGATGTATGGTTTTGCGATTAACAACTTTGACAAACCGCTATATATCGTGTATGATCCTTTTGGGTGATACCCGTTTACGTAAACACTTGAATATAGTATGGCAAAAGGTTTTAAGGTTGTAACCCAACCTCCTACTGCTAGTAAAAAACAGACAGAAGAACCAAAAACAATTGTAGATAGAGGCAGGGAAGCAATTAAAGGCAAGTCTATTGTCTTCTGCTTACCTGGTCGTGGTGTTTCATACACATATCTAAAAAACTTTGTTCAACTTTGTTTTGATCTAGTACAAAATGGAGCGAGTATTCAAATATCACAAGATTACTCTTCCATGGTTAACTTTGCACGTTGTAAGTGCCTAGGAGCAAATGTTCTAAGGGGACCTGATCAGTTACCTTGGGATGGTAAGCTAAAATATGACTATCAACTTTGGATTGACAGTGATATCGTTTTTGGACTAGAGCAATTCTATCGTCTTGTCTTAATGGATAAGCAGATTGCTGGAGGTTGGTATGTAACTGAAGATGGTAAGACAACTTCATGTGCTCACTGGTTAGAAGAGGACGATTTCAAAGAAAATGGAGGAGTCATGAATCATGAAATGGTTGATGGCATACAAAAACGTAGAAAACCATTTACTGTTGACTATTCTGGATTTGGATGGTTACTTATTAAGAACGGTGTGTTTGAACACCCCGAAATGAAGTATCCTTGGTTTGCTCCACAAATGCAAGTCTTTGATTCTGGTGAAGTACAGGATATGTGTGGTGAAGATGTCAGTTTCTGCCTAGATGCTATCAAAGCAGGTATTGAAATCTGGATTGACCCTGCATGTCGTGTTGGTCACGAGAAGACAAGAATTATATAAGTATAGTACAGAAGTGCATGTCCGAAATGACAGATCGATACAATATCTTTATTCAAGGTGAATTAGAATACGATTCTATTACCGAAGAAGAAATGTTCGATATAACCCAAGATCTTGCTGATAAGTTTTATTCAGAAGGTACTCCCCATCCTGACGATGTTGTGGTAGAATACCTTGGCAACGAATTAGACTAATGGCAGCACCAGGTTTTGGAACCCTAGACAAGATGGAAGCCAAACCAAAATGTACTAGGCAGGGAAGGGGAAAGCATACTAAATATGCTCCTACTTCTAGAAATAAAGCCAAAAAACGTTACCGTGGACAAGGCAAATAAAGGGGGGATCTTCGGATCCCCTTTTTTTATGGTCTAAATAAGGATAAATACATCGAATTGTAGAAGACAGTGCCTCTTCAACAAGTATCACGGGGATTTAAAGACATTTCATTGTCCTTTAAACGGCATCCGATAACTTCAGACTTACTTCCGCTAAAAAATGAGGACGCTATTAAAAAAGCAGTCCAGAATCTTGTTCGTACCCAAATAGGGGAAGTATTCTTCAATGAATTGCTTGGCACTAATATAACTGGATCATTATTTGAATTAGCAACAAGGGATCTTATAGATCCATTAGAGACACAGATTCAACTGGTAATACAGAATAATGAGCCAAGGGTAGATCTTACATCAGTTAGGGTTAAATCAAAACCTGATGAAAATTTATTAAGCATTGAAATACGTTATGACATAGTTGGTCTATCACTTCCTACTCAAACTGTTTCGTTCGTCTTAGAACCGACTAGACTATAATGGCACTACAACAGTTCACAAACTTAAACTACGAGGACATTAGAACCTCGATAAAGGATTACTTACGGGAGAACTCCAACTTCACGGATTTTGACTTTGAAGGTTCTAACCTGTCTGTCCTTGTTAATACTTTAGCGTATAACACATATATCACAGCATATAATACCAATATGGTTGTTAATGAGTCTTTTATAGACTCTGCAACGCTCCGTGAGAACGTTGTTTCCCTTGCACGTAACATTGGGTATGTTCCACGTTCTAAACGTGCTGCAAAGGCAACTGTGTCGTTTCAGTTAGCAGGTATATCTTCATCAACTAAGACTATTGAAATACAACCAGGTTTAATATCAAATTCAGACGTACAAGACACAACCTTCTTATTTTCTATTCCTGATAAAATTACTCTACCAGTATTAGAAGGAGAATCGTTTGGTGAGTTTGATATATTCCAAGGACAGTTTTTAGAAAACGCATGGACAGTAAATAACTCACTTGAGAATGAAAGATACGTTTTACCGAATGATAGTATTGATACTTCAACCTTAAGAGTAACAGTTCAAGAATCAGGTTCATCTACTGTTGAAGAACAGTATACAATGGTTGATAACATTGTTGGTGTTACTTCTACTTCCAATATCTTCTTGATTCAAGAGACTTCTGATGAAAGATATGAGTTATTATTTGGAGATGGCATCTTTGGTAAGAAACTGCCTAATGGTGCAATTGTTAGAGCATCTTATATTAAGACTCAGGGTAGAGCAGCAAATGGTGCTGTTGGATTCAGATTTGTTGGTCAAATACGAGATGATGACGGTGCTAAGTTAAATAATATAGATCCTTTGTTGGATACTGTATCTCAGGCAGAAAATGGAGACGATATTGAGTCATTGCAATCCGTTAAGTATTATGCACCAAGGTTGTATAGTTCTCAGCATAGAGCAGTTACCGCAACTGACTACGAAGCAATCATTCCTTCAATCTATCCTAATATCCACTCAGTCAGTGCCTATGGTGGAGAAGAACTTGACCCACCGCAATATGGTAGGGTATTCATTGCTGCAAAACCCAGAAACGGTAGTTACCTGTCCGACTTTACTAAAAAACAATTATTAAAGTCTTTAAGGAGTTATACTGTTGCTGGTATTGTTCCTATTTTCATAGATCTCAAATTCTTGTATGTTGAGATCGATAGTTACGTTTATTATAATACTAATTTCGTTGGAGATCCAAATAGTCTAAAAGCATCCATATATAACAACTTGACTCAGTATGCATTGGAATCTGAGGTCAACCAGTTTGGTGGTAGATTCAAATATTCCAAAATTCAGACTCTAATTGATAATGTTAACAATTCTATCACTTCTAACATTACTATGGTTAGAATGAGGAGAAATTTAGTTGCAAAAGTTAATCAGTTTGCACAATATGAATTGTGCTTTGGTAATGAGTTTTATTGTGGTAATGATACTTATAATATTAAGAGTACTGGATTTAGTGTTAGCACATTTAGTGGAACTTGCTATTTCTCCGATTCCAAGATAGAAGGAACCAAAAAAGGTAACTTATTCTTGTTTAGGAAGAAGACAGATGATGAAATAGAAATCTTGAGTACTAAGTTTGGTACTATTGATTATCAGAAGGGTGAAATGCTTATAGATACTGTCAATATCATCTCTACTGTCAAATCCAACAATATCATTGAGGTTCAGGCAGTTCCATTATCTAATGATGTTCTTGCAAGACAAGAATTGTATTTGCAACTTGATACCTCCAACAGCAACATCTATATGAGACAAGATGTTATTTCTTCTGGTAGAAATACATCTGGTACTAGATTTGATGTTCAATCTTCCTATCAAAACGGTAGCAAAACTCGATAATGATAGAAACTTCAATATACAAGGTAAAAATCAATGATGTTGTTCAGAGCCAAATACCTGAACACATCAATACCGATAATCCACTATTTGCTGAATTTTTAAAGCAATATTACATATCACAAGAATTCCAAGGTGGTACTGTAGACATTGCTGACAATTTAGTTGAATATAAAGGATTAACTCGTATTACTAACGAGAATCTTGTTGGAGTCACCAGTTTGACTGCATATGTCGATGGTGCTGCTGATACTATCAATGTTCAGTCAACTAAAGGTTGGCCTGAACAATGGGGTCTTCTAAAAATCAATAATGAGATAATAACATACACAGGAATCACAACTAACTCCTTTACTGGTTGTGTTCGTGGTTTTAGTGCTATTGAGAAGAATGAGACTACTAATAAACCAGAATTTTTAACATTTACGTCAACTGGTATTGGTACTCATGCTGATGAAGCAAGAGTTACTAATTTAAGCAATATCTTCCTAAAAGAGTTCTTAAGGAAGTTAAAAATACAAGTATTACCTGGATTTGAAGAAAGAGGACTATTTGGCGAGTTAGATGAAGCAAATTTCATCAGACAGGCAAAAGACTTCTATTCAAGTAAAGGAACACCCGAAGCATTCGATATTCTCTTCAGAGTTCTCTATAATGAAGATGTTGACCTAATACAACCACAACAATTCTTAATTAAACCTTCTGATGCCGATTTCATTAGAAATACGGTTCTTTTGTGTACTTTGGTTGGTGGAGACCCACGTAAAATCTCTGGGGAAACATTATTCCAAAATACTACTCCAATACAGTCTTCTGGTGCAATTTACAACATAGAAGAGTATGTAATCAATAAAACACGTTATTACAAGGTTTCTTTATCAACAGACACCATAATTGGTAATTTTGAACCAATTAAGAAAACTTACATCACACAATTCGGTGAATTAAGCACGGACATCTTAAATGTTGATTCTACGGTTGGATTTGCTAGTGAAGGCGTTTTAAACTTTGGTGGAGACACATTAACTTACGGTGCAAAGAGTTATACCCAATTTAGGGATATTGAAGGATTATCAAGCACTGCTGGCATAGGATCTACTGTAAGTTCAGGTTTGAACGTATATTCTTACGAAGAAGGTGATTTAGACAAAAGAGTCGAATTACAAGTTGTAGAAGTCTTAAATGACTTTACTGGATCTGCTCAGAACCAAAATGTCGGATCTGAGATTAATGTTAAAAGTTTAGGTCTAGAAAAGGACGAATTGCGTTATAATGCTTGGATTTACAATACACCTTCTAAATATGCGATATTTAAAATTGAATTAGTGTCACCTGGCACATATGAGTTAATATTGGAAAATAAGAATCAATTATACGTTGGTGACGATATAACTGTATATGACATTAATACTGATACTCCAGTTGATGCAAAAGTCACAAAAATCATAAGTGACCTAGTTATTCAAATTAATGCTGGTACACTTGATTTAACTAGAAATCATTATCTTAGAAGAAATTTAAAGTTAACTAACACATATACTGCTGATGTTCAGAATACTTACTCAAAAGGAACTGATTTATTCGTTGCATCAAATAGTATCCCACATTGGGAAATAAATGCAGATACTAAGATAAGAACGTTTAATAATAGTCAAACTGGACAAACAATTAATATAAGTCAGCATAATTTCATTACTGGTGAATTAGTCGTATATGAGCATATTAGTGACTGGGATAGTAGTGTAGGTTTGAATACTGCACAAAGTTACTATGTTAAGAA